GCATCATATAGGCTTGGTTTCCCTGCGCTTTGTTCAAGGAATCTAATTGTGCCAACAGTACGTTTCCTTTTTCGACATTGGATCTGGTGTTCTCCACCTGTTTCCATAAAGAACGACACTCTTGGATTGCATCCTCCGTCTGTAAAATCTGTTTCGCCCATGCCAGTTCTTTTTCCTTCTCCCACAATTCGCGGTTGTATTTTTCCACCGCATCAATTTTTGTTTCTAAGTCGTTTTTATTATTATACAGCCCATGCACGATTTCTATGCGTTCTGATAGTACTTCTACCAACTTTTTTTGTTTATCCAACACCTGCTGCTCTTCTATCAATTGCGCCAACAACTTATGTCCCTCAGCCAGTGTACTCTCTAACCTTCGTACACCAGCTTGTAATTGTTCTGCCACCACCACCATACCTTCGGCCTTGGTAACCCATTTTAAGCCTTCCAGTCGCATGGTGCAATCATCTATAATGGCTTGTTGCCGGTTGATCTCCTTTTCCCATCCACGCATCTCGGAGCTGATCCGTTTCATCGTGGTGTGAATTTCATCCAAACGACAGTGGCGGTTGACCACCGCACCGAACTCCCCGGCGGTTAATTGCATCGGGTATAGGTTGTTGGCTTGGCCCTGAAAATTGATATCTTCCAGAGCCAGCAAGTTGGTTACTTCATCCGGCACATTGGAGCCGATGGCGCGGTATTCTCCCTTGGCCCTCCCACGCCGGGTCTCATACCGGTTCTGCCCTTTTTCCCGGTATCTGCCCACCATCGTCCCATCTGCAAAGTGCAACTCCACGGCCACATCCCGGTCCCCATCCCAACTCTCCACGGTGTCCCCCGCGGGCTTGCCCGTGATCACCCAACCAATGGCGGCTAAAATCGTGCTTTTGCCCTGGTCGTTCGCTCCGACGATGGCATTGACCCCCGGTTGAAACGTAAATTCGGTGGGCTGTCGATAGCACATGAAGCCTCGTATCTTGACCTTATCAAGCCTTTTTTGGGCAAAGGTATCCATTGCTTGAGCCTCGTTGACCATCTGAATTTCGGCTTGGTTTCAAATGCCGTGTACTGGAGAATGAAGGAGCTGCCGTCCTTGCCTTCCTGTTCCAACAATTCCTTTAATTCGTAGAAAGGCCCGCCGTCAGTCATAAAACCCTCATAGGCGGCACGTCCTATTTTATATCCTTCGTATAACGCCATATCTCCGCCGGATTCTCACTGAAAAATTCCGTGTCAATAAAAACGGTTCTTGGCAGTGCTTCGTGAAGAACGGTCATTTTGCTACCCACCGGGTGGTCTTGCATAAGATTGGGGCCAAAAGGAAATGGGAAGAAAAAGATCAACGGCTTGCGATCTGGTTTCCAGCACAACAGGGGAATCTTGCCAATCTCCTGGCATTCCTTTTCCAGGTTTAGCCAATATGCCCACAATCCGTTGTTAGAGATCTTGGTCTTGAAGATCTCGCTGATGCGCCAGTGGTTGTACCCACGGCGGATCTCCACCCTTATCTTGTCGGTGAACCAAGCATATTCGGCATTCAGACAACATATGTCCCCATCGCTGTTGCACGTCTGCTTATTCTGCTTCAAACGCTGGGTAGCACGGGCACCGCTTCCAGCAGTACGCCAAAAAACGTCATCCCGCTCGCCATGGGAGATCCAAAGGGAAAACTGCTTGCACAGTTCCCTTTCAAAGCTGCTTCCCTTTTGGTGCCCGCCGCCGGTTTTCATACCAAACTCTCTTCCAGTTTTATTGGAACGCGAGAGACAGACCATTTCTTGTTGGTGAGTTCCCAACGAATTAAAATTTTTTCTGCCTTTACCCCGGTTTCCATATAAAAGTTTTCTACTGCGTCCTTGACTGCGGCTTGCATTTTTTCTAAAGAGGTCATGTCTGTTCCTCCTCCCTATCCAATATTTCATGCGCGACCTCCAAACAATCTCCCACAGTTTTAATTACTTTGTTTTTAGAAAAAGTTGGCAATGGTGGTTTTCGTTCCAGACTGACCTCGAACTGCATAGTTGATTCGGTAGGAGTTCCGACAATAGGAGTTCCAGTAATCTTAAATTCTACAAATTTACTCATATCACTAGCATATCCAATATTCATTTCCGTTATGAAACCGGCGATTTCTTTTACCCCTGTTATCTTCGCAGTTTCACCAGTGATGAAAATCATCACATCCCTGTGCCCGGCAAAAGTGGTCATGGCTCCCTCCCGATGAGCCGATCCCTCTTTTCCTTTAATCGTTCCACCAACAGTTCTGCCGCCCGCAGTTCTTTCATCACAACTTTCAATTCCTTCTTGGCGGCTTCCCATTCTTCATTGGAAAGTTCTTCTTCTACTTCCTTAAGCAGCAGTCCCCCATTGATTTTAACATTAGAAATGTCAATGGTCATGGTTCTTCTCCTTTCAAGTCATTGTAAATTCTGTTTTTGTAATCACCTGCTCATCTCGTAAACCCGTGTAAGTAACATCTGCCCACTGAAAAGAAACTGTTCGTATAGCCACCCCTGTTTCTTTGTAAAATGTCAAAACGAGGGCTTCCATTTCCTTTCTCAATTCAGGTAGATTTGCCATGTTTGTATTCCTTCTTCAGGTTTTGGTACACCTTCCTATATCCTTCCAGGTAATAGGTGCCATGGCGCACTTTCTTTTCTACGTTTTCCCCTTCTTCATTCTTGACCTTGAACACCTTTTCATGCCACCGCACTTTGCCCACCGTGGGTTCCTTGGCCGACAATACAAAAGCCCTTCGGCGCAAACACTTGGCAACGGTTCCTCTCATGACCATTCCTCCACTCTCAGATTAAACCCAAATTCTTCGCACACTTCTTCCAGCCCTTCTTCATCTAACCTGAATGGTTCTGGTTTGATTCCATATGGCACCAACCGTGTACCTTTATAGGGCAATCTGATGAGGCATAGATTTCTGGCAATAATCCCATCTCGTTGTGCAGCTTTTATGGACCTCATTTTAAATGGCGAAACAGATTGACCAGTAACATACGCAGTGGCCGTTTTCAGACCCACTCCATATGCTCCAGATAACCCATTATGGGTTCCTGCAATAGCCGTCGCCATTATCCACTCTTTTGGTGATAAACCATATTCATTAAACAGATCCATCATCGTATAATTGCGGTTATGGTTTGGCCTGTACATTGTGGCCCTATCCAATAATTGAAATAAATCATTGTCACTGCTGACAATCCAAATCTTACCAATTTTCGGGTTCTGGTGGCCCCATTCTACAATACTGGCAATGCCATCATCGGCCTCAAATCCACGTTTCTCAATATGATATCGAAACCCCAATGGTTCCAACACACGAGGACGTAACAGACTCATCTGTTGAAAAAATTCTTTTTTCATTTTGAATTCTTCCGGTGTCACTACCTTCTCACGTATTGCTTTATATTCAGGACATTCTTCACGGCGTAAGGAAAAAACGCTGTCCCAAGCGAAGAACAACGCAGCATTGGACGGAAACAGCCGCCGGATGCGGTTGATCTGGTTCAGTACTCCATACAGCACGCCGGTTGGCTTACCGTTGAATTGTAGCGGGCTTGTTGTCCACTTTGCCCTGTGCGCCAAATAACTCACATCAAATATCACCAACGGCATAGGGTGTTCTGCCGGCTGCCGCCGGGGTGTTATTGGACTTCTAAGTGAAGCGCGGTTTTCTGTTGATGTCTGCCTTTCGTTCTTGGTCATCCCAAGCCTCCTGAAGTTGTCGTTGCACTTCCGCCCACAACTGGGGTTCGTCTTCTATATGCCCCAGGACATCGTTTCTGTAACCTTTCAGATCTAGGTCTGGACACTGAATCTGTGGGCCGGATTTTTTCCAATAACTAGAATTGTCCAACAAATAATCCACAGCACTGCCGATGTCATCCACACCTATTTGGTAGTAGATGGGAAACTGTACATCGCGCCACTTGCCTGTAAGCTTGTTCTTGGTGGTCTTTGCAATGATCTTGCTGCCGATCTTCATCTTGTTGGTGGCCTGGATTTGCCCTGCTTTCGCCAACCAGAAGATATGACAAGCATAAAACTCCAACGCCTTGCCCCCCGCACGGGTCTTCTTTTGGAATCCAATCGGTTCAATGTTATCGCGGGTCTGGCTGATAATGACAATGGCCGATTTGGTTTTTTCTATCTTCACTGACAGCACCCGCAACACCTCACTGGCCCACCGGGCTTTCTCCATCTTGTAGCTGCCGGTTTCCTTGCCCTTGGCCATATCGGCGGCCCTGGCCAGTTCTTCCGTGGTGGTGATGGCGTCGAAACTGTCCAACACACCAAAGATCGGACGCTTTCCTTCCAGCAGTTGCAGCATCCTGCCATAATACTGCTGAATTGTTTCCGGCGGAGTGTACTCATCCAGATTGCATACATCGGCCACATAGTTGTGCGCTTCGTTTAATCGTGCCACTAGCTTGCGTCCAAACAGCCGCAGCATATCAAAGTCTGGTGGTTCACACCCATCATAAAGCAGAATGTAATCATCGAACCGGGGATCATTGGCCATCTCGGCCATGCCGGTAAGCACCAACATGCTCTTACCGGCACTGCTGTCTCCTATCACATTCACCAACCGTCCCGCACCATATCCACCAGAAATGTTGTCGCTCAGTGCGGCATTGAGCAACTTACAACCGGTCGGCAGCAGCAGAGTTCCGCTTTTTGTACGATCCGAAACGGGTGCCGGGTTTTCTTCCACGGGTTTCGGTGGATTTCTTCTTACCGGGAGACTGGATCTGGATTCGCTCATGTGCCTTTGCTCCGTCCACTATCTGCTGAAGTTTCTTTTCGTCCACCATCCACCGGTTTCCAATCTGCGTAGCAAACTGAAGCGGCTTTCCGCCCACCGAAATTCCGGCACGTGCCCACGCATACAAAGTATGATATGGAATGGGCACTCCGTTTTCCTGCAGGAGCTTGACGGCCTGTTTAAGTGTAATCATGTAACTTCTCCCCAGCTAATTTGCTGTATCTGGCATTATCTGCGTCCGGTCCATATAAGGATACAGACCGGACGCCTCATTGTCAGAAACGGCTATCTACGCGCTTTGCGTCGTTCGGCTGCCAGGCGATTGAATTCTTCTTGGCAGTCTTCCCATACATCGCATGTGTCACATTCGTCCAGGGCGTTGCAATCTTCGCCCCACTTTCCGCCAGCAGGACATTCCCCACCGGCCGGTGCGGGCACGGCTTTCCTCATCGGACGTTGTGGCGGGGCCGGCGCTTTGCGTGCCGGTTTTGCTACTGCCGCTTTGCGCGCCGGTCTCGGCGGCGGTTCCGGTTCTTCAGGTTCTTCAGGTTCTTCAGGTTCTTCAGGTTCTTCAGGTTCTTCAGGTTCTTCAGGTTCTTCAGGTTCTTCAGGTTCTTCAGGTTCTTCAGGTTCTTCAGGTTCTTCAGGTTCTTCCACGGGGACGCCCAAGAACTCAGCTTCCAGTTCCTTGTATCCCAACACCACCAGGCAATCGTCCAACGCAGGTAGATCGTTCAGAATACCGGGATCTTGCGGCTTGCGTCGCGGAATGAAATCGATGCGGTCTGCTTCCAAGAATTTGGTGGAACCCATACTGGATTCTGCGAATCGAACCTTGACGTCCAAGCCGTCGATCAAATCCGCAAAACCCGCCAACTCATCGGGATTTTCGTTGATTTCCCGGTTGAGCATTTTGGTGAAGTTGTGGAAACTGATTTCCCACGACATTACCTCATCGGGATTGGCCGGATCAACGACCAGGAACAGATCTCGGTCTTTGGCTTTCATTTGCCGCAGTTCTTCGTCGGTGGCATCCCCACTGCGACGCCGTTCCAATGCATACTCACAGATGGGACACCGCTTGCCGAAGGTTGTGGGACAGATACGGGCCTTTTCTTCCGGCCCTACGCCGAAGTGGACCTTCATCGGACGACGATACCACAGTTCTCCTGCGGGCACCCGGTCGGGGTGATTTTTGTCCGTGACGATGTAAGGCAAGATTCGGACTACTTGGGTGCCTTTGACTGGCTTGAAGAAGTCCAGTCCCGTGTTATAGGTGGTGCTGCCGCTGGAAGACTTACTGTTCTCAACTGCACGCTGCTTCACGCGGTCGCGGTTCATTCTGGGCACTGCCGCACGTCCTGCTGCCTTGGGTTTTCTGGTAGGAATTGCCATGTGCTCTTCTCCTTTTAGTGTTTACGTGGTTATCTTTGCCAACAAAACGGAAACAGACAAACTTGCTACAATGTATTTCGCAACGATAAAAATCTTTGAGCCTGCAGACAGAGCTGCCACCAGTTCTTGTTGCAGAAGGACCCCAAGGAACACAATGAGTAAGAAACTTAGTGGGTAATATAATTTCATCATTTCTTGCCTCTCTTCATAGCTCCGCGTACTGCCTCATTGGCCTTGTTTTTGTTGTATTCGGCACGATCTTCCGGTGTGGTAGTGGGTACGGCATAATATTCCTGCCCGTGCAATCGCACCAAATTCTCCAGCGCGGCCTTGCGTTGATCCAATGCCTGGACTTCTGCTTTGAGGATTGCGGCCTTACGTTGGGCTTCACGCAGATCGTTCAAGGCTACAATATACCGCTCATTGCGAAAAACCCAAGACGACACCATTGCTTCAGTAAACTTTCCAGCCTTTCCTGTCAGATCATCACGAGCTTCTAAATCCAATTCAGCCTTGATCTTTTCCAATCGGTCTTTAAGTTCATCTACCTCGGCGTTGGCTTCTGCCAACTGTTCCGCATATTCCAAAAACAATGCCGGTTGCCCTTCCCACTCTTTGTCCAAGAATCTCCGGTCCACCTCAAATCTTGAATCTGTTGACAATTGGTCCATTTTTATTCGTCTCCTTTCTCATATTCCCTAATGTAGTCAATAACCGCCTCACTCCATCCATCGATATGAATCCAAGAACCATACCCAACACCGTTTTGGTTGGTAGCCACATTGATCATGTAGCCCCTTCCAATCGGATCGGGAACTTTGTCCGCTGATTGCTCATCGGTAATAACAATCAATCGATCAGGCCGCAAGCCCTGTCCTTGATATCCAATCTCGCACCGGCCGTGATAACCAAAATGCGCCATCCCAATGTTTCTTCCCTTTTCCAAATAAATGGATTTTACAGCCTCCCCCAAAGGGGTACCGCTGTGTTCTTGGCTGTCCACAATTGCATCCCGAAGGGCAAATCCACGACGAGCAGGAACACGGCAAAGTTTCATCGAAAAAGTGAAAATATCCACCTGTTCGCAAATCTCACAGGCCAACATGGCAACACCGCAAGCCGCATCAAGACGAGTGATTTCCGACTTAATAGATACAGCACTATCCATCGAACCAGAAACGTCCACCAACAACACAGTATGGCCTGGAAGCGGCTCTTGGATGGTCAAGCATTTAAGCATGGCAGATTCCAACTCCGGCTCAAGCTGCGGTGCGTAGCGGGCGGCGGAAATGAATCGGAAAGGGAGAACGCGCTCAACCTTCATTTCGTTTAGCGCCTTAACGACAAGCCTCCTGTCAACACCAGCTTGATCCATATTGCGAAGGTTCCGAAGCAGAGCCAACGCCCCCAACTTGTTTTCCGACAACAACCGAGTCCACGCCTCCTTCTTGTCAGCACCAGAAGACAAGGCCACTTCCCAAGTATCTGGTGCTTCCAATTTACCATCTACCAGCTTCTTCCATACCGCTGCCTGTTCTTCGTCCTTGGGCTTGGCATGACACAAGAATAACACGTCGCGCAGCTTAATGGCACCGTCGCGGTTATATTTGGCGAGCTGGTAGGCGTTAAATTTCCGAAAGGCCCGCGCCAGCCCCTTTTTCACTTGCGCGGAAAGCGGCTGTCGTCCGTCCTTCCAATAAATGGAAAGAAATTCGGACAATTCATCAGCACGCTGGATGATCCGCTCAAGCGTGTTACCTACCAAATGCTTATGGGACTGGTGAAAAGCCATTTCTCGTACCAGCAATAGTGGAACATGACGAAGCTTCATCCGTTCACGTGCTTCAACTGCCAGGTTAGCCACAATATTCGGTTGTACTTTAGGAACGAGATCATGAATGCGAGCAGCAACATCCTCTCCATTTTCGTAAAATGATTTTTCCCAAAGCATACATGCCATGACCGACCGGCGCAGTTGTTGCGCTGTATTGATATGTTTGGCGATTCCGCCTTCGTGAGTGTGAGTCGGGGAACGAGGAACATTGAGCTTTGCCATCGTTTTTCTCCTTT